CCGAAAAGTGGAAGTGCTGCTGAGGTGGTGGTCCAGCCCTGTATACACAGAAACAACACTACGCCAGAAACTGGACGCAGTGCTTGGAAGAGAAAACTATATACTGGACATTGAACTGGATAAAAAACAGGTATCATGTCAGGTTGAAGTGACGCGAAAGTATATGATCAAGGGAGTAGAAGATCTGTTTGAACAGATGGTTCCACTCGATTATTTGCTAGAAATAACTCTTAGATACAATCAATACAAAAAATATAAACCTTATACATATAAGCAGCTAAAAGAAAAGACATATTACCAGCTGCGGAATGAGGAGGTAACATTTGCAAAAAACAATTAATTATGGATTTCCGAAGCCGGAGGATGATGATTTCTTCAACGTGAAAGATTTCGCAGACATGATGGATAAGGTTGATGAAACACTTGCGAAAGTAGAGAATGCCGGTGGAATTTATGTTGGAGGAACAAACCTTTCTGCAGAAGCTACGATTAACGATGAAGATGCGGAGTATCTTGCTCTGAGCAAAAGTACAAACACTATATCCGAGACGCCGCTGTTTTCGAAAAGCCTTGCGCTGAAAATAGGAACATATTCAGTTATGATTCGAATGAAGGTTTCGGATGCAACAAAGACAGATTCTGTTATATCTGTAAAAATCAGAAAAGGATCATCTACGGGAGATATTATTAAAGAAATCCGCATTTCGCCAAGTATGTTTGACGAAAATAATAAATATAAGATTTTGGGAACTATTGTAGATTTCGGAGAAGTAAGAAAAGGTACGAAAATGTACATTGAAGCGTCGATTATGAAGACGACAATAATGGAAACGGTAACAATTGACTATATGCTCGTGAACCCGGCTTACACGTCAGTATCAGCAGTATAGGAGAAGAATAAGGATCATAACAACTGAATCTTTGAAACGGATCAAAGAAAAAGTAAAAAAAGTAATGATGAGCAGAACAGCAGAACAAATGGGAGGTTCACTGAAGAAATATGCAACACAGGAGTATGATTTTAGTATCATGCCGCGGAATGGAAAACAGATTTCAGATGAGCATATTCAAAAGATCATTGATCCGCTTTTAGAAATCAACGATTTCCTGCCAGATAACAGTCTGAAAAAAGAAAGAACTGCACTTGAAATGACATTGGAAAAAGCAGAAAATTTCGCAGACAAAATGCTAAACATACAGAAAGACGCAAAGGTATCGGGGTGCAGGGGAAATTGCACAGGTCTATGCGAACTAGCTTGTGCATCTGCCTGTATGGGGTGCACTTCGTGCGCTGGAAACTGCAGCACTACATGTGGAAAACAGTGCTCAGATGGCTGTTCAGGCGGCTGTGGCGGTTGCACAGGTGGTTGCTCGAGCGGCTGCACACATACATGCGGTGCAGGATGCACTACATCAATAAAAGCTTAAAAGGAGGAATGTAAAAGGGCTTGTACATCTAGTTGCGGAACTCAGTGCGCGACAAGCTGTCAGAATACAACGAAAGGAAATTGCGGAAGCTCATGCGGAACTGCATGCTCAACCAGCTGTAAAACTGGATGCAGTGGGAATTGTGATAGGCTATGCAACAGAGCATGTGAGGATGAATGTACGGGTTGTCAAGCAACATGCGCAGATGACTGTTCGGGTGGCTGCAAAACGGATTGCTTCCAGACCTGCACGATAAATTGTGCAGAGACTTGCGCAGATTGCACAAACGGGTGCGGAGGTTCCTGCTTTGCAACATGCGCAGATGACTGCTCGGGCGGATGCAAAAATGGATGTACTGGATGCGGGTACAGTTGTTCATACGATTGCTCTGGATGTTCTGGGACATGTTCAGGATACTGTACTGGATGCGACAATAGATGCACAGCATCATGTTCGACATCATGCACTGGCTGTTCTGGATGCAGTTCATGCGGAAGTTCATGCGGATCCGAATGCACATCTTCATGCATGGGAGGATGCGCAGAATCGTGCTCAAATAGCTGTTCTACGATTTGCGGAGGATGCAGTACTTCATGCTCGTCAAATTGTTCTACTAATTGCGGAAATACATGCAAAGATACATGCTATGGGCAAGCTTCATCTACAGTAAAATGACCGACTTGGTCATTTTTGAAAAACAGGAGGAAGAAAAATGAAGTTAGTTTTAAAAAATAAACAGGAAATAGAAATAGCAGGAATGAACAATTCATTCTCGTTTGAAAAATTTAAAGATGGAAAAGGAAATGAATTAAATTACAACAGCCTTATCACCATGTATGTGGGAGAAAATGAAACTTTTGAATCAGTCAAGAAAAAATTATCAGACGGAAACGATTCGGAATTCACATTAAGCGTTGGGAAAACAAAAAGGGACTTCCCAGGATGGAAAGTGGACGTGATTACAGAGGATCTGTCAGACAGAGGAAGTGTGATTACAATAAAACTTGGAGCGATCTAAAGAAGGGAGAAACTATGAGAAAGATAATTGTAGAAATCGAAAGAGAAAAAGCAGAATACATTGAAAGATTAAACTTTGAACTGGGATTTGCAAAAGATGTTATCCAGAGAATTATTGAATCACATCCGAACGATCCGGACATGATCAATTCCGAAGCATTTAAAGCATATCAAAAAAAAGGAGCAGAGCTGGAAGCGGAGTACAAACTGGCAGTTCAGGAAATTGAAAAGTTGTATATACCGGGAGCAATAAAGAAGCATAAATATAATTGGCTACTTCCGAACAATTCGACGAAACTTGAGATCAACATAATGTGCAATTGCGAAATCGAAGGTGTTGAAAATGAAAAGAACTGAGCAGTACACGGAACAATTAAGCCGATTATATCCGGAACTTCATCAGGCAGATGAAAAAGAAAGAATCTTAACACAAACAGTCACCTTCCAGGTGACGGATGACTGCAATCTGGCGTGTACATATTGCTACCAGATCAAAAAAGGAAAACGCAAAATGAGCCTTGAAACGGCTGAGAAAATGATAGATCTACTGTTAACCGGAGAAAAAGGGATGAAAGAATATATCAACCCCCATAAATCTCCGGGACTTATTATTGATTTTATCGGTGGAGAGCCCCTGCTGGAGATTGAATTAATTGATCAGATCTGTAGCTACACAATTAACAGGATGATTGAGCTGAACCATCCGTGGCTTGATAAAACAATGTTCTCTATATGCTCAAACGGAACGCTATATCATGATCTGGAAGTCGGAAGAGTGCTAAACAAATGGAAAAACAGATTGTCTTTCTCGGTTACAGTTGATGGAAACAAAGAATTACATGATTCCTGCCGCATATTCCCGGATGGAAGCCCATCATATGACTTGGCAGTATCTGCTGCAAAAGATTGGATGAATAAAGGAAATTACATGGGTTCAAAGATCACTATCGCGCCGGCCAATGTCATGCATACATACGATGCGATTGTCCATATGTTTGAACTGGGATATTACGAAATAAATGCGAACTGCGTATACGAGGATGGATGGAAACCAATTCACGCCACCGTACTATATAACGAAATGAAGCGTCTCGCGGATTACATTCTGGAAAATAATATGGATTTCGAAAATGATTATTATTGTTCGCTGTTTGAAGAGGAGTTCTTCCATCCAAAACAGGAGGATGATCTGGAGAACTGGTGTGGAGGAAACGGAGTGATGCTGGCCGTAGATCCGGCAGGAATTATATATCCGTGTTTGCGCTACATGGAAAGCTCTCTGGGAAATCAACAGGAACCTTATTCAATCGGAGATGTAGATCATGGAATCTGCCAGACGGAATGCGACAGATGCCGCGTAGAGCGTTTGAAAAAAATTGACAGGAGAACACAGAGCACAGACGAGTGCTTTAACTGTCCTATCGCAGAGGGATGCAGCTGGTGCACTGCATACAATTACCAGATTTTCGGTACACCGGACGCCAGGGCAACATATATTTGCATTATGCACAAAGCAAGAGCACTGGCGAATGCTTACTTCTGGAACAGATATTACAGAAAAAATAAAATCAATAAAAGAATGAAACTATACATCCCGAAAGAATGGGCGTTGGATATTATCACGGAAAAAGAATGGAATTTGCTAAAGAGGGAGGCAGAAGAGGAATAATATAATCACTGCTGTTTTTTCAGAAACAGAAACAAATATTCGGGCCGAAACAGCGTGGCAGTATGATTACGGACAGATTCTTCGGATTCAGGGCTTAAATCTTCCAAGAGCAGTAGAAATGCATTTTTCGCTAGAAGAAACAGGAGGAACATCCGTAACAAGAATCGGGACAGTAAGAGATTCCGTAATAGACGTTCCAATTCCGGATGCTATGCTGGAAAACGAGGAAAATGATCAGAATTATAAAATATATGCATTTGTATATTTGGCTGGAAATGGATCTGGAAATACGGAATATAAAATAACAATTCCAGTAAAAGCAAGACCTAAGCCAGAAATTCCCGGAACACCGGAAAAGCCGGAACTTTTCAGAGAGACCATTGAAACTGTGAATGCAGCAACTGAAAAAGCGGAGATGGCACAAAAACAGGCAGAAACCTGGGCACATGGACATAAAAGTTATCCAGAGCGTGATACAGATAATGCAAAATATTACGCTGAACAGGCAAAGAAAGAGGCTGCATCTATTCCCGGCAGAGTAGAAGAGGGAAAGAAAGACATTGATAATTATGTCCACCAGAAAGAAACTGAACTTAAAGGCGAAACCGGAAACGTCCATTTTGCCGCCTTTAAGGTTGTAAAGGGCAGACTCAAAATGTATTCTGATCCAACCGTAGATAAGATGCGTTTTAGCAGAAAAAGAAGCCGATTGAAATACAGATTAAAATTTTAAGGAGAAGAAAAATGAGCACGACAGAGAACAACTATCAAGAAACAGATCTCGGAAACGTCTCCTTGAATCCAAGAGGAGAGTACGATCCAGGAGCATCCTACGAATATCTTGACACAGTAAGTTATCAAGGCGGCTCCTATACGTGCCTGGCGGAGCTGGGAACTACCATCACCGGCATAGCTCCGGATCCGGGACGCAACACAGATGCATGGCAGATGCTCACTCTTCCGGGAGATCTTAAACCAGAGTACATTGCAATGCATGATGATACGGTTAATCACGCACGGCAGGCAGAATCTTCAAGGCTTGCCGCAGAACTCGCTCAGCAGGCCGCAGAGGACGCACAGGCGGACATACAGCAGTTACATACCGATACACGCCAGGCGGCAACAGAAGCTGGTCAGAGCCGCGACAGCGCAGCCGGTTATGCTCAGTCTGCAGACGCATCCAGAAAAGCGGCAGCAGAGTCAGAGCAGAATATCAATGCACAGGTTACTGATTTTGATACCAAGGTGTCCGAATCGGTCACCCAGGCACAGGAAGAAATTGCCACCACAAGGCAGCAGGCAATCCGGGCTGTAGCGAGCCAGCAGGTTACATCCATCCAGGCAGTAAAAGACCAGACAGCATCCTACATTACAGAAAAAGAAACATCTGCTAAGACAGAAATTGGAAACTGCACTTCGGAGAAGATCGCAGAGATCAATAAAAAAGCATCTGAAGCAAACACAACACTGGCGAACACAATCGCAGATGGAACGTCTCTCAAAACACAGCTGGAAACAACCATTTCCACAGCAGACACAAGTAAGAAGAACTTAGATGCTTCCAACACGGCAGCAGGCAAAACCAAAACCGCCCTGGACACATCTAACACAACAGCGACTAAGACCAAAGCAGATCTGGACGCATCGAATACCACTGCATCAGAAGCTAAAACCGGATTAGACGCAACAAATAAGACTGCTGCCGATCTGGTTGCATCTCTGGGAGATAAGATCACAGAGGGTACTCAGGTGAAGACTGACATCCAGACCACAGGTGAAACAGCAATGAGCAACCTGCAGGCAGAAGCTGCAAAGCAGCAGGAGTTCATAAAAACAAGCATCGATAATACCCTGTCGGTTTCTGGAAAGGCGGCAGATGCAGCAGTCACAGGAAAAAAGATTAGTTCGCTGAAGGAAGATTTATCCAACAAAATCACTAAATTCTATGCATCAAATCAAGGTGAAATTCATATTACTGATTCTGATAATGGCAAGATTCAAGATATGATGATATATGGCAAATCATCACAGGATGGAACACCAACGCCAGAGAATCCAGTTGAAATTAAAAGCGTTGTGAATCCGACTGTGAAGGTTTGTGGGAAGAACCTGTGGAATCCAATACTAGGAGGATATATAAGTGGCATTGACGGATCAATAGCAGCAGCTTCAAAAAAACAAACCGCCGCAACAGATTTTATAAAAACAAGTGGAAAAGATATTACTGTTATAGCACGCAATTTTAGTTCGGCAATGGGAATCAGTTATGCATATAGAATTGGATTTTATAATGCAGAAAAAAAGTGGATAAAAAATGCCGTTCTTTCAGACGGAAACAAACATAGCATAAATACATTTGATATAACGGGTACAGAATATATTAGAGTGTCAGCCCCGTCTGGTATATACGATACAATTCAGATCGAATATGGTTCGGAAGCCACCCCTTACGAGCCATACACCGAGCAATCCGTCCAGCTCCCCTACACTCTCAACGCCATCCCAGTAACATCTGGTGGCAACGTCACAATCGACGGTCAGCAG